GGATGAAAGAGAGTTAGAAAAGAAGTTAAATGGTCCGTATGATTTTCCTGACTTTGTGCCATAATTGATACCAAAATAGTATAAATAAAGTGCCTTAAGGTACTATATGCTATCAAAATACGACAAACTTTCTATCCAACGCAATCCATTCAGAGAATACTCTAAACCATACCAACACAAATATAATAACTCCAAATACTCTCAACTTAGAATTTATTTTAAGTGTGAGAGTTTTTATTTTAAGGGACTTGAGGAACAAAAGGAGTCAATGGAGGATCTGATGGGTAAGTAACTGGATGTTTAACTATTACAATCCCTTCAATTACTCTTTCTGTGACATCATTTGGATCAGTTAACATCAATTCATAAAAATATTTACCTTCTTCTATCAATGCTGTTTGGGTATCATTTAATGATATTGAAACTTTACCTTCTAATCTATCTGGAAATGATATTGTAAATTCTGTTAAACTGCCAAGATTTAATGTTCTCTGCATTTTACAAGTGCCAGTAAAACCAGTTAAATTTTTCTCACTATTTGAACGACTATCTTCAAGCACAAAAGTTTGCTCAAAATCAGTGAACTTATATATTACTAAATTGGTGCTAAAGACTGCCATTTATTTTTTTTATTTTTATTTATGGTGAACCAAAATAATGTACAATTGTATTGATGCCAGATCTTACTAGTGCATTACCTTCAAATGCAACAAGTTTGAATCCACTAGGTCGAGTTAGAATTACATCATATACATGTCTACCACCTTGAAGAAATTTAGTTATAGTGCTTGCCATTGATATGTTAATTACTCCATCAGCAGCACTCTTAATACCAACTTGTATATCTGCAAATCGAGGATTTGAATGACTCTTTCTTAATTGTGATTGTCCAGTATATCCAGTCAAGTCAACTACACCAGATCCATCAGCACCCAATAGTGTTAAATCTTCACTAAAAGTCTCACCAACGTTGATAGTTATGTTTTTCCTGTAAACAGTCATCTATATAATCGTTTATTGATATTTATGGATATATAGTTATGAATGTGTTATTATATGATTACTATTTTGGAAGTCGATTATGAAAACCCTTGGATATACGAAGGTCGCCCTTTTACCTCTAATGATATTGGCGACTACTATGGGTTCGTCTATTGCATCACAAATACCTCCACGGGACAGAAGTATATTGGAAGAAAGTACTTCGTGCAGAAGCGAAAACCAAAAGGAGGAAAGAGAAGGGTCACAAGCGAGTCAGACTGGAAAAAATATTATGGAAGTTCTGACGAACTTAAACGAGACATTAAAGAGAATGGCAGAGATACTTTCAGACGAGAAATCCTCTCCCTCCACACAACCCTTGGAAAAGTAAACTACGAAGAGAC